TTAAATGCGATCGGCGTGGTGCAGCACCACGAACTTGTCCCACAGCTGTTCGTTGGTCTCGCGATGCTGCGGATCGGTGATGATGGTGTTGTCGATCGGGCAAACCTGCTGGCAGGTCGGCGTATCATAATGGCCGATGCACTCGGTGCAGCGATCGGTATCGATCTGATAAATCTCATCGCCCATCGAAATCGCCTGGTTCGGGCATTCCGGCTCGCACATGTCGCAGTTGATACACCGCTTTGTTATTAATAATGCCATATCAATCACTTACGAGTTTAATCTATTTAAATCATGCAGTTATAGGCTTTAGTTATTGCGCACGATTCCGCACTATGTGTATATTTATACAGTGTTTGAAACATTGAAAAACCATGTTCAGCAACACAGAATGGCAACACATGCCTTTTTTAGCCCCCAGATTTAACCTCATGTGTGAGCTTAGTGCTGGTGGCCTCTGATACAAGGAAATATCAATGCCGCGCACTGTAACACAGATGCAGGATATCCCCAAAAATGATGAGTTCTTGGCCGCATCTGCGCGTTGGGAAGACTGCAAGCCACCTTATGCAAGCTCACACATGAGAATCTGTGTTGCTGCCGCCAAAATCATTTTGGCGCATCTCGGCCAAGCTCGACGATCGAAGTACGAAAAAGACAACTATCTGCGCATAGATTTTAGCAAAGCGGGAAAGGTTACGTTCTACGCTGAGTTTCCAAAGAGGATGGGGCTTAAGGGTAAAAAACTGGGGGAGTGGCCAGAAATGGCTATTCAGATTGCCAGGGAAAAAGCTCAGGACATCGCCGATAATGGCTTAAAGGCTGAGTCAGTTCAGCAGGCTATCAGAGAGTATGAAGAGGACTTATACGCTAAAGTTCAGCGTAAAAAGTTGGGAGAGGATAGCTTCAAAACCTACTGCACACGGACGAAACAAATAGCCGCCGCGTTCGGTGAGCGTGAGGTTTTCAGCGATGTGACATATAACCGCCTGCTTGAAGTTTTCGATCTCTGGATAGAAACCAAATCCAATAATCAGGCGTTGGAGCTATCAGCAGAACTGCGACGGCTATGGAAGTTTGGCGCGCCACGTTACTGTAACGGGCGCAACGTTGCCGCCAGTCTGCCGAGTGATTACATATCATCGAGAGTCCAGAAGCCGACGCCGACACGCCTGTTTACCGATATTGAGTCTATCGCGGGGTTGTGGCTAAACATCGCTGCGGCCAAATCAGTGCATCAGAAAAATGCGATGCGGTACATGATCCTAACTGGCGTCAGGCCGATCAACGTCAGCAACTTGCGATGGAGTTTTATCAATGAGCAGGTAGGGGAAATAGTATATCCGGCTGGGGTAATTGGCATGCGCGGGGCTATGAAAACCCAGAAAGAATTCCGGCTACCTATAACGCCAGGCATCGGGAAGATTCTTGAAGAGCAGAAGGCATGGAGGGATTCTGTTGAAGGGTGCAACAAAGATTACGTGTTCCTTCAACCGCGTGACCCATCACAGCCATTTTCTAAGCGTTCCCTGGACAAGCTAATAAAAATTTATAGCCCAGAGAACGCCGTGAAAGGTGTTAGGCATGATGGTACGGTGAAGGGGAAAGAAGGTGCATTTAATACAATGTGCCGAAAATTCCTGAAGAGTAATGTTATCGCCGCGATGAGAGATAAAGGTTATTCACGAAGCGATTCGAAAGAAATAAGCATATTGTGCATGCATCACTCAGACAAAGAATCAGACCCTATGGGTGAGTTTTATGATTTCTCCGACGAAATATTAAATGAAGAGATGGCACTGAAGCGGCTGGCTTTTGAAGCACATGAGACCAGTATACTAGCTCAGGTCGCGTTGTCACGAAAGAAACGTTAATATGTATTTTCTTAAATCTGTCGTGGCACGTTATGCGGAATATGTCTAAAATCAAGTCGCTAAGTAGCTCTGTGTCAGAAACGGTGTTGCAAAGCTCACTTTAGATTAATGCATGACGGGCAGGAAAGTGCTTGTGGCTTATTGAAAGAGATATTTTATTATGAAAATGACTTTTAATATAAATGGAAAGAAAGTACCACCTCAATCTTTGAAGTATAAAAGCAAAGATGACCAGATTGAAGTAATGCGAAATTGGTTTTTTGAAAACTTCGAAGACCCAGCGCACTCGTGCCCTTATAATAGCCGTGAAGGGGGGTACGCTTACATTTATGGCGGCCCATACGATGCTCAAGAAGAACTAGAAATGACGTTTGGAGGATACATAAAGGATAACTATATTGAGGAGTTAGTAGGCGAATTACAACATGAATGCTTTGAGTGGTCAGGTAACTCTAATAATGTTGATGATTGGTACGATGATGATTTATATAGTGCGGTAACCTCTTCAGAGGAACCAATGGCTAAGTTTGAAGAAAATATCGATATAATAAAATCGTTGGGGAAAGGTAAGTATAACAAAGAGCAAAAAAAACACTTGCTCAATATTTTGTACACCAATGTTATTACAGCGCTTGAGACACTTTATGTTGAATTGTTCATAAAATCATTGGAGGAAAACCAATCTTATATCTTAAATTTAATAGAGAAAGGAAAATCAGAGTTTAAGTGGAGTAAAGAAACTCTAGCTTTGCCATTTAAAACTGAGTCCATTGAACAATTAAAAGTTGAGTTAATAAAATCAATCAAAGAAAACTTGATTAGTGCAAGCTGGCATAACATCGAACAAGTTTTAAAACGTTACAAGGCTGCATTTGACATTCAAACGAGAAATGATTGGCCGACTCAAGAGATTGAAGCCGCAACACTCATTCGCAACCACTTAGTGCATCGTGGTGGCAAGGATAAAGGCGGCAATACAGTAAATATTACAGAGCAAAATTTAGAAGATTTACTCGATTCTGCTACGTCACTTGCAAAAAAGCTTAACGACAGCTTATGCAATGCTTTGCAGGAAGAATTAATCAGTGAAGAAAGTGAGTTTTGAATTAAAGAGTGGCTTAGATCCTAGAACCATCATAATTACCCGGGTGGCTCATGGGTTTTTCATTCTTATGGTATATTAACTTTTTTAATATCAGGCTCTTTACTATTGTTTGAGAGGATATAGTTAATAAGTACTCCTGCATTTAGCAATAAAAGCCAAAACATTTTTGCGCTCATATCGAACTACTTTGTGTGTAAATCGAATGGGCGCTAGAATCTGCCGGTGACGGTGATTATTGTTCCACTCCCTCAACGTTTTAGTAGTTACCCCTCCAATCAATTTGCATACCTCTTCTGGGGTTAGCAAATCCAGCTCTGTACCTTCTTCTTTATTATTCATGAATCCCCCTTGATTTAATCTTGCTGGTGACCTGTAAATAGGCGCTGATAAATTGCGGAAACATACTTCGCCTGGTGGATAGCATCGGCTAAGGCGTTGTGGCGCTCGCCGTCAAACGGCATATCACGCTTAGGATCAAAGCCAACTACGCGGCCAAGCTCAACGATAGTGCGCACGTCCCTGTCGTTGTACCACTCCCACGGCAACGGAACGCATTCACGCTGGTAAGACTCACGCAGGATAACGTTATCGAATACAGCGCCGTTCCCCCACACACGCATGCTACGAGGATTGGCGACATTGGCCCGGATAAACTTATTCAGGTCATACAACGCTGATAGCAAAGACGGCGCACCGTCAATGCAGATAGCTGCGCGGGCTTCGCTGCTTTGCCTCATCCACCAAATAATCGTATCTGCGTCAGGTATCGCTTTACCGGCCATAACGCTTTGCAGGTCTACGGCGGTGTAGAACTGCTCGCCAAGCTCGCCGATGTGCGGGTTAAAAAGCACAGCGCCGATAGTCAAGATAGGGGCGCTGGGCTTCTTACCCAACGTTTCAAGGTCAAGCATTAGGTGGTGCATAATCATCTCCGTGATGAGTGAATTTTATAGCTGAGCTATATGGGAAATGTTATCCTAGTTCTGGGGGCAATACCCCCTAGGGACAAAATCCCGATAATAATAATAAGGAGAATAGCATCATGACTATTCATAATTTAGAGACATTGACAGTAAGATTATCTCAAATAGCGGAGGCTTTGACTCAACTTCTAAAATATCAGCCGAGTCAATGGCGTGAAAATATTATTGGTAAGTTGATTGATGAGTTGGAGCGTTTGAGAGATCAAGCTGAATACTTTCTCTTGATTTAATTTTAAGGCAGTCAAGAAATTTCTTGGCTGCCGTTTTTAATTTTTTTATTTTACCTACTATTTACCCTATGATTCTTATGACGTAAATAATCAAGTCATATAAATATTGAAATTCAGACATCCTGTTTTTGAAAATATAATTAATATGATTGGTAGGTTAGGTAGATGAAAATTAATGGTTCATAAAATGCACATTATGTTTCAATCAATGAATTGTAATCATTGTGACTGAGCAACAGCCAATTATTTCCGTCGTCTTTTGAAAGTAAGCGCCAGCGTTTATTTACACGAAAAGTCAGGTATTTTTTGCCATAGGTTCTTTTGGGGAATAATCGACCTGCACGGAACTGTTTTAATTTTTCCAGCGCCTTCGCAGTAATCCACAAAGGCGCATTGTTCAGGTTGATGCTCATTGATCTTCACCACTCGCAACCTGGGGGTGTTGCTGACGGTATTCGTTGAGAATGGTGTTGATTTCTTCTCGGGTTCCTGGAAGGAGCAGTAGGACGTCACCCTCTTCACGAACCATTGGCGCAGCATCATAGAGCAGTTCACAGAGTCGGCGGGCGCGGGTAGCATTGAATTGTGGCTGGGCGACGCTCTTAGTGATTTTTTTCTTGCCGGACTCTTCGGCCTTTTTCATCAAGCGCGCGGCTTCACGGTCGGCATATACGCCATGCTCGCGGTTAATTTGAATAGCCAGGGCATAGTTAATGGAACCAGAGCGCACCAGGCTCTTGATATAGGGGCTGCACTCCTGCAATTGCAGGTGCTGGAGGATATCAGACTCGGAGCGCTTAACTTTCTTTGCGATCTCCGCGTTAGTCCAGCCCTGATTTACCAGCCGCTGATAGGCCGCGCCACGTTCGATAGGGGTAAGTGCCAGCCCTTGTGAGCTGGTGACCATGAAGGCGATTTTATCGGCCTCGGTGCCTTCGAAATCTTTACACTCAAGGCGTTTCACTTCATGACCGGCAGCAGTAGCCAGCAACGCGCCGTGGAAGCGGTGGTGACCGTCGATAACTTTCACACCCTGTTCTGTTATTTCAACAGCCAGCGGCGGAATAAACTCCCCTGCAATAAACGCATCCCTAAACTCTTCAACGTGCGCCTGGTTTAATTCGCGAACGTTATAACCTTCCTCAGCGTAAATTTCATTGAGGGGGACTAAAAACGTTTTGCGGGTAGTGATATCGGAACCGATTTTTTCCTTTACAGAATAACGCTGACTTAAAGTTGCCATAATTATCTTCCATTCTGAGGGGGTGAAAATGCTTCACTATGCGCCACACACGGTGGCGCATAAGACTGCACTTTATTTAATTGAGCCTTCATAAACCGGGATGTTTTCGAGCTGGTTTTCCAGGTCTACGACGATCTCAGTAAAAGCGTGCTCAACGATTTTTTTCGGTTCGATAAGTTCGTACCAAAGTGCTAAGCCGCCGTCTTTCAGGCGGTAGCGGATACGGGCCTCAACCTGGTAACGCACACCGTTGTGGAATGGTGCGATAGCCAGGCTGATTTTTTCCGGCAGGGAGGTGTTACCGCTCCCTGATTTTTCATCGCTGTAACTCATTTGGAACGTGCCATCTTGCAGACGACGCACAGATTTGAATTCAGCCTTGCGGGTTTCCTGGAACGCCAGCACCATTTCCAACAACGCCGTACCAGATGGGCCTTTGTAGTCATCGCTGACCGGTGCGATGTCTTGGATGTGGTTTTCGAGGAACTCGGCAAAGTCGGTCTGGTTCATCGCGCGCTTATCGCGTGCTGACCATTCCTGCCATTCATCGGAAAACGGGCAGTCGTAAACTGCGCGATGGTTTGCCCACTCTGGTGAGTTTGCCGCAGAGTGGTAATCCAGCACGGCCTCAATGCGGGTTTCCGATTTGTCGGCGAAGATTGCAGTACGCGGATCAGCGAACTTTTTAACGTAGGCGATCAGCGAGGACGCCGAAATAAGACGTACCGCCTGACGAATCAGCGAAGGTTGAAGCTGAAAATGCTCGAGCGTTTTTACTTCATGGTTGTCAGGAACCACTGCTACCGGGATATCAGTTTTCGGCGTGAACGCGGTCAGTGCCAATTCCTGAATTTCGCGTACTGAGCCATTAGCGAGGTTTGCAAGTTCTTGCATGCTATTTTCATTAATTAATATTAACGTTGCTGGCTAAATTAATTAGCCGTGGGCTTGCAGCTTAATAAGCGCTGCGGCTGGGGCTGTATCAATGACTTTCAAATCCATTTGCACTTGAGATGGATCATCACGCATTAAATCGCCGTCTGCGGTTGAGAACATAATGGTGTCAGCCCGATCCAGTTCAGGAATGGATTTCTTGACGTTCGGGGTGATTTTCATCGTGTTTTCGTCGCGGCTGTTCAACATCTGGCAATTCAGCGTCAAAGTAACAGCGCCTTTCTTGCCGGTTTCGCGAACCATTTTAATAACCTCTGCCAGCGCTTCGGTAAGCTCCTGGTCTAAGGTGCCTTTGTTGATATAAGCCAGCTGCTGGCTAAAGGGAGTGCATTTGCTTTCAGACATACTATTTCTCCTCGTCACATACAGAGAAGAACTCGGGCCGGGTGACGCCCTCCACGGTTAAATGGATGCCTGAATTCTTCTCTCTATGAAAAAGGGCGACCAGCCTATGAACATTATCTTCACCCCTTATTGGTTGAAGTTCGGTCTGGCCGCCAAAGACTACACACAGCAAAGATTTAGAGCGGGTGGCCTTTCTGGCAGAGGATTTTGCGCAGGCGGGCAAAGAAGGTGAGGCGCACAGCTTGCACGGTAGGAGCCACGCGCATGGTATCGACAACGACTGTGTTAACATTGCGGTTGATCATGTTGAATCTCCGTTATACTGGTCAGGCCCCGGCAAAGATTGGCGTCTGCAGCCGGGGCTTTTTAATGTGTGCCTGTTCACTTCACCACCTCAGGCGGCAGTGGTATCTTGGTTGCTCTCACACAGCCAAGAAGGGAATAAAAATGACGGTAATCAGTGAAGACTTTTACCATCTCGTCTTACAAAAAGTCGGCGAAGCAAGAGGCGTGGCTTTGACTGGAACTATTCAGCAGCCAGATTATGCGCAAGTGCAAAATCGAGCTGCGCTTATATTTACTTTCGAGTGCGTTTTAGAAAATCATCGGAATACCTATGCAACGATAGGAAGCCCATTAAAAGGACGCGCTGCACTTGAGCATCTACTTCTTCAAAAATACAAGTGGCCGTTAAGTGAGATTCGTAATCTCTCACTCCAGGACGCAATTCTTGCACTCCAAGAGGAGATACGCGCGATTGCTGAATATGAGCCTGCACAAAAAATGATTGCCTACTTTGGAGCACAAAGAATTAAACAGGTTTATCCCACGATTCTTGATGAAGAATGGGAGCCTAACTTGATTGACAAACTTCTACAGACGCCTCGTTGGTAAGTAGCGTTATTTGCTTTTCCACCTCAACAAGCGCTTGCTGCAAGTTTTTACGCTCCGCAAGCGCTACTTGCAGGTTTCTTGACGCACTCACTTTCTGTTGCATCCATTTGAGCACATCCTCGTTAGAAACCCCTTCAGCAACAATTTTGATCTCTCTCTGTTCCATTTTTAACCCCTTGGTTAGTTGGTAGTGGTTTTATGCCTACCGCCCCACACTGGCAGCGGCAGGGTAAATCCACTATTTCCTTAAAGAACGTTACCGGTCGATCCCTCTCGGGGCCGGGGAGTGATTACATCGCTCACCCCTTGGCGTGTTGCCTGTTGGCTTCCTGCCGTTCCCGTAACGTTTGTGGCGGTGTTTTGCTGGTGGCGTTCCGAGTTGATGGGGTAACAATACTTGCGGTATTAAAATAAATCAATACTCCAGGTATTCAAAATAATATGAAAGATATTATTTCGTTGATTTAAAAGGTGATTTAGTTGGAAATTTTTTTATGACCGCTGCGAAGGAAAGTTGGATAGGTTGATGAAATTTAAGCGATAGGAGACGTGGAAGGGTGATAAAAGGCCGCTTTAGCGACCTTCTTTTAGACTAACCGCATCATGGTCTGAATCGCGACGCCGATAATCTTGCAATTGCCGTTGATCTCTTTCATCGGCCATGCAGGGTTCAGACCTTTAAGGTATTTTTGCCCGCCGTCGATGATGAGTTTTTTGAATGTGGCTTCATTGGCGTCAACCAACTTGGCTATAACAAGGCTACCGTTGACGGCATCACGACCTGTATCTATTAGGACTAATGTCCCCTCAGGAATACTGATTCCTGTAGGCGCGGTCATAGAATCACCATCGACACGCAGCCAGAACGCTTTACCGAAAACTTTTGCATCAGACTCGAACCATTCATCTATCTCATCGATAGTGTATGGCTCCATTGCTTCTGCCCAAGCTCCCGCTTGAACCCAACTGATCAGCGGATACTCCCTGCTTTTTTTATAAGGCCCAGCAAATTTAACGTTTGAGGTCTCATGCGCTAACATCCGCTGCGCCTCACCCTCTAATGTGGGACTGAAATCGGCGATTGACACTTGCAAGATTTTTGCAAAGGATGCCGCCACAGACAGGTTTAGCGCATTACGCCCATTGAGGTAATGACCTACAGCACCTTGAGTAATATCAAGAGCATCAGCTATATGCTGTTGGGTTAAACCCAGTTCTTTCTTCTTGGACTCGTACAAAGCTTTCAGACGCTTAGCATCTTCGAGCTGTTCCGTCGTCAAAACCTTTTTCTTTTCCATCCCCAGATTCTAATACCTATGTTATTAAAAAATGAAATACCACAGGTATTGACTGTTTAAATACTTGAGGTATTATTGCCAGTATTAGCAATCACAAGGGACTCACAATGGAAAAGAAATCTCTTGCTGATTACGTCAAAGAGAACGGACAGGCAAAAGCAGCAGATGCTATCGGCGTTCATCAGACAGCGATCAGCAAAGCAATCCGAACGAATCGGAGAATTTTCGTAACCACTCTTCCCGATGGGAAGGTTGAAGCTGAGGAGTTACGGCCATTCCCTAGCGCGAAAGCTTCGGTGGAACACATCGCTGGTGGCTGAGAAGAGAATTATCAGTCAGCCAAAAATTTAAAGTAACCACAGCCCGAGGAGTACAACTGTGTCACAGCAAAAAGCGCCGGACTGGCAGGCAGAAAAACAGCCGGAATGGGTGGTCAGTGTCGCCCGCAAAATCATCACTGGTCTGCCTGGTGGCTATGCTGAGGCTGCACAGTGGCTGGGGGTTACGGAAGACGCGTTGTTTAACCGTCTTCGCCCAAACAGCAATCAAATTTTCCCGATCGGCTGGCTCATGGTTTTACAGCAGGCTGGTGGCAATACCCACTTTGCCGACGCTGTATCCCGCCAGTCTCGCAGCGTGAACGTGCCTCTGCCCGAAGTTGAAGACATCGATCGAGACGACATCAACGCCAAGCTGATGGAAGCGATTGAGTACATCGGCAAACACTCCGAACTTGTCCGCAAATTTACCGAAGACGGCGAGATAGACGCCGCCGAGCGTAAAGCGCTGGATGCCAATACCTACCGCCTGATCGCGACGTTCCAGGAGCACATCCTGTTGCTCTATAGCGTGTTCTGTCCGGCGGAAATCACCCCAATCCACACAGCGAAGTGGCGCGCTCCTATGTCGTAGGAACTGCTGTATTTCACAACCGGAGGGTAAGCGTATGCAGCCTGCATCGTTTGTTCAAACCGCCATGCCTGCGGTGTATTGCCGCGAGGATGCCGCATGGATTCAAGACCAGCTCGGTAAGTTACCGCACGGGCAGCGCGGGAAGATTGCGCACGCCTACGAGGAGGCTTACCGCACAGCGTTTGACGCCGAGGAGGTTTCTTACCGGCAGGAGAACGCAGGCCGCAAAGCGGCTAACACGCGCCTGCGGCTGTACGTCGAGCGGTATTCGCGGGCAGGCCAGGGCATGACAACCGCGCCACCGCTGGTGGGGCAAAACAGGGTAGCGGCATGAATTTTTTAGCCGGTGTTTTTTTAAACGGGGGAGAGGGGAAGGGTAAGAGGGGGGAAAGGGGGGTGATCGGGTTGGGGTGTGGGGGAAGGAACGGGCTTTACCAGGAAGAAGATCTTTAAGGGATCGAGTGTTTAAAAACGCCAAACGGACATTTAGACGGCTAGACGATTAAACGAGGAGATAACGATGACGCTTACAATCCAGCCACGCGAAAAACAGATAGTTGCACTGAACATGCTGCGCGCGGCGTGGAAGCAATACGCCTCGTTCATGATGTACGCCCCGGTCGGGTTCGGCAAAACCGCAATCGCGGCGCTGATCGCCAGCGGGTTCATCAGCCGCAACATGCGCATAATGTTTGTGGCCCCGTATACCGTCCTGCTCGACCAGACCGCAACGCGTTTTATTGAGTACGGCTTGCCTGCCGAGGAGATCGGCTACATCTGGCGCGACCATCCAGCCTATGACCCAAGCCGCCTTATTCAAATCGCATCAGCCGACACGCTGATCCGCCGCGACTTCCCCGACAACATCGATCTGCTGATCATCGACGAAGCCCACCTGAAGCGCAAAAAAATGCTGGAGTTCATCGACGAGCTGACCGCTAAAGGCGTGAAAGTGATCGGGTTGTCCGGTACTCCGTTCTCGGCTTGGCTGGGGACGTATTACCAGAAGCTGATCAAGCCGACGACGATGAAAGAGCTGATCGCTATCGGCGCGCTGAGCAAATACGAATTTTATGCCCCATCGCACCCAGACCTGAGCGAAGTGGAGACGTCAGAGCAAGCAGGCTATGGCCGAGACTACAAAGAACAGCAGGCTGCAGATGTGATGAGCGACCCGACGCTGGTGGGCGATATCGTTAAGAACTGGCTGGAGAACGGGGAAGACCGCCCGACCATTTGTTTTTGCGTCAACGTGGCCCACGCAAATTACGTGACCGTTGAATTCAGTAGAGTGGGTGTGACCGTTGAAGTGATGACGGCGGCGACGCCACACGAAGACCGCCAGATGACGATCCGCCGGTTTGAGCAGGGCATCACGAAGATCATCGTCAACGTCGGCGTGCTGGTGGCCGGTTTTGATAGCGATGTCCGCTGCATCATCTACGCCCGCCCGACGAAATCAGAAATCCGCTGGCTGCAATGCCTTGGCCGTGGCCTGCGCACTGCGCCCGGTAAAGACCACTGCCTCATCTTCGACCACACAGGCACCGTGCATAAGCTCGGCTATCCCGACGATATCGAATATGACTACCTGCCCGCCAGTTCTGACGGGATGGAGAAAACGCCCGCGCGCGTGGTTAAGACTGACCAGCCTGAGCGCCTGCCGAAAGAATGCACCCAATGCCACTACGTTAAGCCGGTCGGCGTCTACATCTGCCCGAAATGTGGCTTCAAGCCGATCGCTGGCGAGGACGTAGAAACCGATAAGTCACGCGGCCTGAAAAAAGTGAAGCAAGCCAAGGAGGTTGTCACCAAAGAAGTGAAACAAGCCTGGTGGAGTCAAATCATCTACTACCAACGCATGCGCGCCGCCCAGGGCAAACCGGTAAGTGATGGCTGGTGCTCGCATGTCTACCGAAAAAAATTCGGGGTATGGCCGCAAGGGCTGTATCACGCACCGATGGCCATCACACCAGTGGTGAGCAACTTCATCAAATCAACGCAGATCGCCTACGCAAAATCTAAGCAAAACGAAGGGAAAGCCGCATGAATACCAAACAGGCAGCTATCGGCCATTGGCCGAAAATATTCGAGTTTTACGGCCTCCCCCCGGTAACTGGGAAAAAACATTTTAAGGGTGAATGCCCGCTGTGTGGCCGCAAGGGCAAATATCGTTGCGACGACAAGAACGGCACCGGCTCTTACATCTGCGCATGCGGCGCGGGTGACGGTTGGGCGCTGCTGACCGGTGCAACCGGCAAGGACTTTAAAACGCTGGCGGCAGAGGTCGATAAGCTGATTGGCCGCGTCTACTCGCCGGAAGAGGGTTATCAAGCTGGTGGCCCTTCATCTGGCATAGCCTCGCAACGCCAGCGCGTAAGCTGCAAGTTTGCATCTCTGACCAGCCTGAAAGGCACCGGCGCAGACCGTTACCTTAAGCTGCGCGGCATCACCAGCCTGCCACAAGACAACGTGCGCTACTGCGACCGGCAACGCGCAGCGGGTGGCGAATACCAATCCATCTATGCGCTGGCAACGGACGACAAAGGCGAGCTGTGCTACCTGCACCGCACCCTGCTCGACGGGGACAAAAAAGCCACGGTAGCTGGCGCGCCGAAAAAGATGATGAAGCTGCAAGAGGACTGCTATCTGGAACATGCCAGCTCGGTCGCTATCCGCATGTTCCCGCCGTCTACCACGCTGGGCATCGCTGAGGGCATCGAAACCGCGCTGTCCTGCCATCAAATCACGCAATGCAACACCTGGGCGACGCTGAACACCACCTTCATGAAGAAGTTCCGCGTACCGCGTGGAGTGCAACGCCTGATCATCTTTGCTGACGCAGACAAGAACGCATCCGGCCACGCTGCGGCGTTTGAATGCGCCCGCGCCAATCTGCTGGCAAAGAACGATCTGCAACAAGTCTCAGTGCGCTGGCCGAAATCCGGCGACTTTAACGATCTGCTGCTTAACGGCTCAGAGGTCTACGAGTGGGTATTCCACCGCGAGGAAAACAATGAAAAAACCAACTAAGCCGAAGCAGTACAAGGCGAAAAAGTGCGCCCAATGCGGTGAAACGTTCACGCCGGTGAAGTACCTGCAAAAGGTCTGTGGCCCGCTCTGCGCTATCGCATACCAGCGTGACGCACGTAATCGCCAGGCGGAAAGGGAACGCAAGGACAAGCTGAAAATTCGCAAACTGGCCGTTAAGCCGCTGCGCTACTTCATCAACCAGGCGCAGACCGAATTTAACGCCTACATCCGCGAGCGCGACGCCGACGAGCCATGCATCAGCTGTGGGCGCTACCACACAGGCCAATATCACGCAGGGCATTACCGCACCGTCGGGAGTCATCCGGAGCTGCGCTTTGATGAAGATAACTGCCACAAGCAGTGCTCGGTCTGCAACAACTTCAAATCCGCGAACCTGAGCGAGTACCGCCCTAGCCTGATAGCAAAAATCGGGCAGGCACGTTTTGACCGGTTAATGGGGCCACCGCCGAAAGTCGGCAAGCTGGGCCGCAGTGACTATGAGCGCATCCGCGACACGTATAAAGCCAAACGCAAAGCATTGAAGCAGGAGAAGGCAGCATGATGACCCCAAAACAGAAACGAGAAATCAAACACAACGCCTGGGCGACTGTTGCCGGTGTTCCTCGCAAGAAATACCTGGGTAAATACCAGCGCCTGACCCGGCTGCAAACATTGTGGATCACCTCGCTGCTGAACGCCTGGGGCGATATGTACGGCGGCAACACCGATGGGAAGTTGAAGTGCAGCGGCGGCAGCGGTGTATGGGGGCAAATCGTGCCTGAACAGTGGGACGACGAAAGCGCGGCGCGAATTGTGAAGGTGTTGGGTGACCTGCGCAAACTTGGGTATCGCGGGGAAGAACAGTTGAAGAAGGCGACCACCATCCTTTGGCCGCACCGCTCGCTTGAGTCGATGCTGGTGGCTGCTGACGCTGGCGAGGAATGCGACTTCATGGAAAAAGCGGTGCTAGCGTCGATGAAGCACGATAACCCGGTCTACATCATCGGCAAGCTGTTCTACACGGGCCGGAACAATACGGTCTCTGTGCTGGGGCGCTATATGCAAAATCATTACGCCCCCTGGCTGACACGCGATCAGGCTGATGATCGGGTTCGCTGGTGCATTGAAATATTCAATTCTGCGGTGTTTGTCGCCGTTCGTGCTGCTAACTGCATCGAAAATGAAGAAAAATGCAAAAATAGCTTGAAAATAGCCAAGGAAACTGCATAATACAGGTATGCTTTCGCGAAGCTGTACCATCAAGCGATGCAACAAAATGACCCGCCTCGAGCGGGTTTTTTAATAGGAAAATATTCTTAAAAGCATTTTTTGCGAAAATTGAGTGATTCGTAAATTTTGTAGATAAACTTTTGGTCTAAGTCTGGTTATCCACAGTGGCGTCAAGTTTAACCTAAGGTTAATACAAGTTTTTTGTGGATAACTTGATTGCAAAGCTAACTATTTACCTTTATTGGTTGCCATTCTCCGCTTTGATGCCGTTCATCCTGTGGATAAAAATCACGTTACGTGTTAAAAATAATGTAGAAAAAAAAACAGGGTTGCAGGAAGCGCACAGATGTGTCTGCTTGGATTACTGCCCCATAACTGATTTGTTTGGTGCCCACTACAACGGTTTGGCGATGACTTTGTTTCGTGTGTGAAGCATTGTGATTTCACTCGTTGAGGGTATCAGACTTGTATCAATACTTTTGGTTGAGAGACTCACTGGCATGGCAAACGAGAACGCAGCAAGTTGGGGCGGCGAGGTAGCAAAGGCTTTCTTTGCTGCTAACTTAGAGTTTTATGACAAAAACCCTATCGTTGCATCGACGGGCTATCTTCTGCTGATGAGTTCTTTACCGTTGTTTCTGATCTTGAGGTTTGCCTCCAAAATGAAGGCATTGGACAACGCCAAGGTTCTTGGCAAGCTGAGGATTGAGCTTGAGAAAGAGGCCTTGAAAAAAGACGTCCCTCAAGAAGTGATCAACAACACAACTACAGCAGGTGGATGATATGGAAACTATCGTACCAATCGTAATTGTACTCGCGATCATTGCTCAAGTAGCTATGTACGCTAGGGCGGTTTTCATCCGTCGGCGTTTCATGCTTAACCGTGTAATCAGTTTCATTGAACGACCCGATGCTAGTATTCGCATGAAGGAAGTTGCTCAGAATGCATTTGAGGATGCCCTGTCGGTAAAATTACCGATCTTCATGATGAATTTCACAATTCGTTGCCAGGACAATCCTGAGGCCCGTGAAGAGCTAAATGGAATTCTCGCTGAACATGAGAAAGAGGAAGCTCTTTATGAAGATGCTCGTGAAGAGCTGGGTGAAATCATCAACATGATGTTTTTCATCAACTGGAAGTTTAACCGAATCATTTTCGAGTATGCTCGCTGGAGAACTTCTTGTTCATCCTCAGTCCCGGTTAAAATCACAGAAGATCAGGCTCAAGAGCGGTACTTGATGGGCTATAAGACCGGCCATCAGCACTGAATTTAACGACAATAACGACTATGTAGCCCCGGCAATGTTGCTGGGGCTTTTTCTTTGGTAGCGAACTACCGGGAACTTGCTCGAAAAATTAAAGCGAAGCCTCATCCAACATTAACCGGTGTCCCAACTGAGGGGTTGTGTCGGCAGCGGGGTGATGGGGCTTCGCCTTAATGTTTGTGAAGTGGGCGGCGGAGAGGGTGAGGTCACACCCCGTCCGCCAGGTGCTCATGTCAATGGTCACAAGCGAACCTTTGCCCGTGCTGCGAACAGCAGGACGAGCGTATCAACTAAGGGCGCTTATGATTCCAGAAACACGTCTTATCAACGCTGACACAACAGCGTTTATCAAAACCCTGCCGGACAACTCCGTAGACCTGATAGCGACCGACCCGCCGTACTTCCGGGTTAAATCTTGCGATTGGGATAACCAGTGGAAGAACGAGGCCGAGTATCTCGCCTGGCTTGATGCGTTGCTGGTGGAATTCTGGCGGGTGCTGAAACCGAACGGTAGCCTTTACATGTTCTGCGGTAGCCGGTTGGCGTCCGATACTGAGCTGCTGGTGCGCCAACGTTTCGACGTACTGAGCCATATCGTGTGGGCTAAACCCTCGGGGGCTTGGAAGCGACAGCACAAAGAAGGCCTACGGGCTTTCTTCCCATCGACTGAGCGGATCATTTTCGCCGGTCACTATGCTGGGCCTCTACAACCGAAGGTAGACGGCTTCGCCGCGAAGTGTGGAGAGCTGAAGCAAAACGTCTTTAAGCCGCTGATTGATTATTTCAGAACGGCCCGGCAATCCCTCGGCGTGTCAGCGAAGGAAATCAACGCGGCAACAAAAACGCAGATGTGCAGCCACTGGTTCTCAGAGAGCCAATGGCAGTTGCCAAGCGAAAAGCAGTATCAGGCGCTCCAGGCGTTATTTGACCGCATTGCAAAAGAGCGGCAGCAGGCTGGTGGATTGAATCGGCCTCATCATGAGCTGGTGCGGGAATACCGGACGCTGAACCGCGAATATTTGGAATTGTGCCAGGAATACCGATCGCTTCGCCGCCCCTTCACGGTAACGGCAGCGGTTCCCTACACTGACGTTTGGCACTATCCGCCGGTGGCCTTCTACCCTGGCAAGCACCCATGTGAAAAGCCCGCTGAAATGATGGAGCACATCATCAACGCCAGTAGCCGCCCCGGTGACGTGGTGGCCGACTTCTTCATGGGTTCTGGCTCAACTATCAAGGCAGCTATCAAGCTTGGCCGCATAGGTCTGGGTGTAGAGCTGGAGGCTGAACGGTTCGAACAAACACAACGGGAGATATTCCCGGACAACTGAACGGCCCCGGCATCTGCTGGGGTTTTTTGTTTCTACCACCCGATGATCGGGGAATGCCCCGACAGGGGGAGGATATGAGAATGCCAAGCAATCCGCATAACTGGACGGAAATAAGTGAAATGTTTGCGAGCTGGTGGCGCGGAGATGTGCCGATTGGCGGCGTGATAATGGCTGTGGTCATGGCGGTACTTCGGATGGCGTACTCTGGCAGTAGCTGGAAAGAAACCATTTTTGAAGGGCTGATGTGTGGGGCGTTGGCCCTGACAACCTATTCCGCTCTGGATTATTTCGACGTGCCGAAAGCCTTAACAGTTGGAATCGGTGGCTTCATCGGTTTCGTTGGCGTGAAGAAGCTTAGTTCTTTCCTTTCCGGGTATGTCGGTAATCGCTTCGGCGGCGGCAACGATTCAAAACCACAGGCATAAACATGACACAAAACGACTTTCAACGGGCGGCAGGTATCAGCGCCGGGTTAGCTGCGCGCTGGTATCCGCATCTGCTCGTAACGTTTGCAGAATTCGGCATCAACAAGCCGTTAGAGCTGGCGATGTTTATCGCTCAAATCGGCCATGAGTCGAACGGCTTCACGGCCAAGGTCGAATCCTTCAACTACAGCGTTGATGGCTTGATCGCGACATTCGGCCCCAAATCGAAAGCCAAGCGGTTGACTGAATATCAGTGCCGGATGTTGGGGCGCACAGCCCAGCAGCCAGCGAAGCAGGAAGCTATTGCCAATCTGGTCTACGGCGGACGAATGGGTAACAGCGCCAGCGGTGATGGTTGGAAGTATCGCGGACGCGGGCCTATGCAAACCACCGGCCTGAAAAACTACATGGCGTGCGGCCCGGCGCTGAAACTTGACCTGGTTGGTCATCCAGAACTGCTGGAAGAAGACCTGAACGGCATGCGTTCGGCTGGATGGTACTGGAAAGCTAGCGACTGTGGTCGCAACGCTGGTGATGTCGAGTTGACCACGCGGCGCATTAACGGCGGGACTAACGGCCTGCAGGACAGGCACGAACGCTTCGAACGTGCTTGCAAGGTGTTGTTATGAGCTGGCGCTGGTGGTGGGATGTAATTATCAAAGCGTGGCCTCTGCTGGTGGCGCTGCTGGCCGCAGTGCTGGTGCTCTACACGCTTTCTCTGCGCGATGACCTGGATAAATCCAAAAGGGACAACGGCGCGCTGATAGAAAAGCTGGACACCAAAGACGCGGCGCTGGTGGCGATGAAACAGGCTTCTGACGCTGACAGGCAAGCGAGCGCCGCGCAGTTGGAAAAAGAGCGGGAACTGAGAGGGAAGGCTGATGCAGAAAACAAAGCGTTGCGCGAGGCTCTGGACGCGAGCGGCTGTAGCAACAAGCCTCTGCCTGGTGCTGCTCTCGACATCCTGCGCGGACAAGCCAAAGCCGCAGAGCACGCAGATGATTTACGTCCTGCCGCCAGCGGTGCTGATGCAACAGTGCGATGACGCGCCGTTTACCGGCACAACGTTCGGTGATGCAGTGACAGCGCTGCACGCCAAGCAGAGCGAAATGAAGGTGTGCGCCTCACGCATGGAGGCGTTAATCAAGTGGGCGCAGAGCGCCGGGAGAGAGCAATGAGCAAGCAGTTTTACGAGCGTCGTAAGCGCTATTTCGAAGAGAAGCGCCGCCGCATGGAAGAGATGGAAGTCAGCAAAATTGTGCTGACTCAAGAGCAAATCAAAGAGCTGGCACGGTTCGCGGCTGAAGACGGTCAGCCGTCGTACACCATCACGCATGGGGCCATTGAAGCATTCGAAGCCGATGATGGTGAGCATGTGCCGGAGTACAGCGGCCTGATCGCCTACTCGGAGTCGGAAGAGCACAGCGTCCTGCAGTTGGCCTGACGGCATTACAGGTGGCCTTTGCGAGGGCCATCGATAATGCTCTTGTTATTATCAGAACAAACCCCATTTACATATAGTTACCCGCAAGCGTTGCGGGTTTAGCAAATGGAGATTGGTATGTTAGAACAATATTTTGGCCCTGACCTCAGGTCTACACCTTCTCAAAAACAGCGACTGCTTGCGGTTCAGGCAGCTCTTGAGATCGCAAAGGCTTCTGCTGCTGCACCGACGGCAAAAACTCATTCAGATAAAGTTGCTGATGACCTGAAATATGCAGCCGCAGAAATCGAAAAATTGGCGGATGCAATTCAATCCGCACTGAACAAACTTGAATAATCCCCCAGTTCTATTGGGAAAATGAGAAAGCCATCAATCTGTGTGAGCAGGTTGGTGGCTTTTTATTTAAGGCTTAAATATGAGCAGCAAGAAACCCTACGGCAGCAAATGGCAAGCCGAACGGCTTGTGTTCCTGCGGGAGAATCCCCTGTGCGCCATGTGCCAGCAGATGGGGCGCATCGAACCAGCAACGGTGGTGGATCACATCGTGCCGCATCGCATGAAAGAAGCGAAGACGCCCGAGGAAATGAAGAAGGCTCAGCACCTTTTCTGGAGCCGCAAGAACTGGCAGGGCTTATGTAAGCCACACCACGACTCCACAAAGCAACGTATGGAGAAGACCGGCAAGGTAATAGGGTGCTCGCCCGACGGCTTGCCGCTTGACCCTGCGTCGCACTGGAACCGCTGACAGCGGCGTTTGAACGCGGTGGGGAGGGGCGGGGTAAGAGTTCACCCCTCTCGCCCTTAAAGACCGCCGCTAGTCATTTGTGCGCACAACCGCGAAATGAAAAGTTTTTTTCTGGGAGGTTCCGATGGCAGGACGACGCCCGAAACCGTCCCACCTCAAGGTGGTCACCGGCAATCCGGGCAAACGTAAACTTAATGATAAAGAGCCGCAACCGGCGAGAGAAATTCCCAGCCCACCTTCGCACCTGACGGACTGGGGGAAAACGGCCTGGGGAAAAATGACTGTGCTGCTGGACGGCATGGGCGTTCTGACCGTTGCCGATACTTTTGCGCTCGAGCGGCTCTGCGATATTTACGCCGACATATTGCAACTGCGCAACACGATCGCCGACGAGGGCCGAACTTATACAGTTCAAACGGAGGGGGGCTTTTTGATTAAGGCTAACCCTGCGGTTGCCATGCTGGCAGACGCCGATCGCCGCTTCAAAAGTTATTTGGTGGAGTTTGGTCTGACGCCTGCCGCCAGGTCAAAGGTGAAAGTAAATGGTGGAGAGAAAGAAGAAGACCCGCTCGCCGAATTCTTCGGCACCTGATCCGGCCACGCAATATGCGCTGGACGTTACCGAAGGGCGAATTATCGCCGGGCCTGATATCCGAAACGCCTGCAAACGTCACCTTAATGATTTAGCCGAAGGTGAAAGCCGGGGGCTGTATTGGGATGTTGATGCTGTTGGCCGCGTGGTTGACTTCTTTGCCAAGGTGCTGAAGTTGAACGGCGGCGAACATGAAGGTGCGCCTTTCGTCCTTCTTGGATGGCAGGCATTTGTTGTTGGTTCACTGTTTGGCTGGAAAAAAGCAAACGGCACGCGTCGATTCAGAACGGCATATATCGAATCAGGCAAAGGTTCCGGCAAGTCGCCATTATCCGCGGGGATTGGCCTCTACTGCCTCGTGGCGGACAAAGAACCGCGTGCTGAAGTTTATGCAGCAGCCACGAAAAAAGACCAGGCGATGATCTTGTTTCGCGATGCGGTGGCGATGGTGAATCAGTCTCCGGCGCTGGCCCAACGTATCGATCCCTCCGGCGGGGCCGGTAAAGAATGGAACCTGGCATTTTTGCAAACGGGTTCTTTCTTCCGTCCGATCAGTTCTGATGATGGGCAATCAGGGCCGCGTCCTCACTGTTGCCTCATTGATGAGGTGCATGAGCACAAAGATAACAAAGTGGTTGAGATGATGCGCGCCGGGACAAAAGGCCGCAGGCAAGCGCTAATCTTCATGATCACAAACAGCGGTCACGATAAAACCAGCGTTTGCTACGAGTACCACCAGTACGGCAAACAACTCGCCGCCGGTCAGAAAGTTAACGATGCCTTCTTTGCGTTCATCTGCTCTTTGGATGAGGGTGACGATCCTTTCAAGGATGAGTCCTGCTGGGCAAAAGCCAACCCCTCAATGGGGCATACGTTCCAACCTGAATATTTACGCGAGCAGGTGGAAGATGCGCGGGGCATGCCTTCGAAAGAAAGCCTAGTCAGACGCCTTAACTTCTGTGAATGGGTAGATGCTGAAAACCCGTGGATCGGTGGCGATATCTGGATGGCATGTGAAAAAACCTTCGATATCGAGAGCCTTAAAGGGGAAGAGTGTTTTGGCGGTCTGGACTTGTCCGGCAAGCGCGACCTGACAGCGCTGGGGCTATATTTCCCGCGCATTAAGACGGCGCTGGTGGAGTTTTGGACGCCGCGCGACACGCTGCACGACAGGGCCAGAAATGACCGCGTTCCGTATGATTCCTGGGTACGTGAAAAGTACCTGCATGCGCCAAAGGGCAGCGCTATTGATTACGGCTTCGTTTCTAAACGAATCGCCGAGCTGGCAGCACTCTTTGATATTCGGTCGATCGCCTTCGACCGTTATCACATGGATTATCTCGAGCCTGAATTGCTGGATGAAGGGGTGACCGTTCCGTTGGTTCCTCATGGGCAAGGCTTCGGCAAATCGGCGGAGTCGGGCTTATGGATGCCGCATTCAATCGAGTTGCTCGAGCAACTCATCACCGAGAAAGAAATCACAATCCTGTTTAATCCTTGTCTGCGCTGGAACGCGGCCAACGCGGTTATTGAAGAAGATAAAAGCGGTAACCGGGTATTCAGCAAACGGCGCAGTAATGGCCGCATAGATGGCGTAGTAGGGCTGGCGATGGCCGTCGGTGCTGCTGACGGCGTTGTTGAGGATGACGGCGATATTGATGGCTTTTTCGATGATCCGATCATGGTAGGTATCTGATGGGCAAAAACAAGCAACCTGGGCGCGTTAAAAGCGCCCTTTTAAATTGGCTGGGTGTTCCTATCAGTCTCACTACCGGGACATTCTGGCAAGAATGGTTCGGCACCAGCAGCAGCGGCAAGGTGGTCACTGCCGACAAGGCTATGCAGCTCTCCGCTGTATGGGCTTGCATTCGGTTACTCAGCGAATCGGTTTCCACTTTACCGATGAAAGTCTATCGTCGTGAGGCGGATGGTTCTCGTAAGCTGGCGCAGGATCACCCGGCATACCAGGTGTTGTGCCGCCGTCCGAACCTCGAAATGACGCCGTCCCGATTCATGTTGATGGTGGTGGCCAGCATCTGTTTGCGAGGAAATGCCTTCATTGAGAAAAAAATGATTGGCAGAAAGCTGGTGGCGCTTAATCCGCTGTTGCCTCAAAACATGGTGGTTAAACGGCTGGATACCGGGCAGTTGCAGTACACCTACACCGAGGACGGCAAAAAGCGCGTGATACCGGTAGACCGGGTGATGCACATTCGCGGCTTTGGTCTGGATGGTGTCTGCGGCATGATGCCGCTGAGTTCGGGCCGTGACGTGTTTGGGGCGGCGATGGCCGTTGATGAGTCGGCGGCAAAAATCTTTGAAAACGGCCTGCAAACGTCAGGATACATCAGTTCGAAAGTTGCGCTGAATAAAGAGCAGCGAGAGCGTCTGCGCAAATACTTAGCCGCGTTCGCCGGTTCAAAAAACGCCGGTAAAATGATGGTGCTGGAGGGGGATTTATCGTACCAGAATGTCACGATGAATCCTGAAGACGCGCAGATGCTGGAGAGCCGAGCCTTTAGCATTGAGGAAATCTGTCGCTGGTTCCGGGTACCGCCGTTCATGGTGGGGCACGTGACGAAGCAGAGTAGCTGGGCATCGAGTGTTGAAGGGATGAACCTGATTTTCCTGACCAACACGCTACGCCCACTGCTGGTGAACATCGAGCAAGAAATCTCACGTTGCCTACTCGATAGCGATGAAGATTACTTTGCTGAGTTCTCGGTGGAAGGTTTGTTGCGCGCCGACAGTGTTGGCCGTGCGGCGTACTACACCACAGCTCTGCAGAATGGCTGGATGAGTCGCAACGATGTTCGCCGACTTGAAAACCTGCCGCCAATTCCTGGCGGTGAAATCTATACCGTGCAGCTTAATCTGACACCGCTTGAGGACTTGAAACAAAACAACCTCGGCGCTCAGGCTGCCACTATCACCCGGCTGCATAATTATCTTTTCCCCGATATTCCTGAAGACCAGTCACCGCTGAAAAAAGCGGCGTAGGAGCAATCCCCCATGACAAAAAAACGACTTCCGGTCGCACCGGCGGGGCGTCCCAGCGCGGGCGTTACCTGTGAGCCGCTGCCTTCGGCGCTCGAAAGATGGAATGGCGGTCTAAAGGCCGCTGCCTCTGACGACAATTCTATCTCTGTGTTCGACGTTATCGGCCAGGATTACTGGGGCGAAGGCGTTACAGCCAAACGGATCGCCGGTGCGCTGCGCTCAATGAATGGCGCTGACGTTACCGTAAACATTAACTCGCCGGGCGGGGACATGTTTGAGGGGCTGGCGATTTACAACCTGCTGCGAGAGTACCAGGGCAAAGTAACCGTAAAAGTGTTGGGGCTGGCTGCAAGCGCAGCCTCAATCATTGCGATGGCCGGTGACGAGATTCAAATTGGCCGCGGTGCTTTCCTGATGATCCATAACTGCTGGGTAGTGGCGATCGGTAATCGCCATGACTTTGCTGCAATGGTGGAGTACCTCGAACCTTTCGATAACGCAATGGCGGATATTTACTCTGCCCGCTCCGGTCTCGATAGCGACACCGTCAAGCAGCTGATGGACGGCGAAAGCTACATTGGCGGCAGTGATGCCATCGAGAAAGGGCTTGCCGATAGCCTGTTGTCATCCGATGCGGTCAGTAGTGACGAAGACTCACCGGCGGCAGCATTGCGCAAGCTGGATTCCATACTGGCTAAGGCTAATACCCCTCGGTCAGAACGCCGAAAACTTTTGAAAGCCTTAACAGGTAGCACGCCGAGCGCTGTTACCGATCCGACGGGTACGCCGAGCGCTACCGAACCATCCCCTGAAATCCTTGCCAAGCTGAACGCCGCGTTAAGCGGGCTGTGCGCGGCGTGCTAATTATTTGGAGAAATTATGTCTGAAGTTAATGAGATTCTGAAAAAAGTCACCGCATCTATCGAAGATGCAACCAGCAAATTTAACGCCAAGGCCGAGGACGCCCTGAAAGAGGCGAAAAAATCAGGCGAGCTGTCCGCAGCGACGAAGGACAGCGTTGATAAAATGGCGACCGAACTGAACGCCCTGAAGGCGGCAGAGAAAACGCTGAAGGCTGGGCTGGGTGAGCTGGAGCAGCATGTGGCGCAAATGCCATTGAACCGCGCGGCTGAGGTGGTTCAATCGGTCGGGCAGCAGGTGATTTCGGCAGAAGCGCTGAAAGACTTTGCCTCCGGTATTCAGGCCTCTCAGCGGCTGAGCATTCCGGTTAACGCGACGCTAATCTCCACCGATGTTCCTGGGCAGATTGTGGCCCCGCAACGCCTGCCGGGTATTGATACCGCGCCGAAACAACGCCTGTTTATTCGCGACCTGATCGCACCAGGCACCACCGGCTCCAGCACGATTTATTGGGTGCAACAAACCGGCTTCACCAACAATGCCGCTGCCGTGCCTGAAAATACCACGAAGCCGTACAGCGATATCCAGTTTGCTGAAAAGATCACGCCGGTTCGCACGTTGGCGCATATGTTCAAAGCCTCCAAGCAGATTCTTGACGATTTCGCACAGCTGCAATCGACCATTGATGCAGAGATGCGTTACGGCCTGAAGTATGTCGAAGAGCAGGAGATTCTGTTCGGTGACGGCACCGGCGCACACCTGGAAGGCATCATGCCGCAGGCCTCGAAGTATAAGGCGGCGTTTGAAGTCGCGATGCAAAACGGCATTGACGATCTGCGCTTGGCAATGTTGCAGGCACAACTGGCACGCTTCCCGTCAACGGGCCATGTGCTGCACTTCACCGACTGGGCCAAGATTGAGCTGCTCAAGGACTCGCTGGGCCGCTATATCCTCGCCAATCCAGCAGCGCTAACCGGCCCGACTCTCTGGGGCTTGCCTGTTGTCGCGACGGAGTCTGCGGCGTTCCTGGGTAAATTCCTGACTGGTGCCTTTAGCGCGGGTGCACAGCTCTTTGACCGTGAAGAGGCAAACGTGGTGATCAGTACCGAGAACGCGGACGACTTCGAGAAGAACATGATCTCGATTCGTTGCGAAGAGCGTGTGGCGCTGGCGGTCAAACGACCTGAAGCATTTGTTACCGGTGCCTTCACCGTGCCAACCCCACCAACCGGCGGTTAATTATCCGCACCGCATAGCGGCCTTCGGGCCGCTTTCAAGGAGATACCCATGAAAGTTAAAGCACTTGTACCGATCTTGTTCGGTAGCCGGGTGGTGAATGACGGCGAGTTGTTCGAAACGCAGGAGCTTCACGGGCGCGAGCTGATCAAAAAAGGCTATGCCGAGCAGGTGAGTGATGACAATCCTGCAGAGCAGCCAGAGCAGCCAGAGCAGCCAGAGCAGCCAGAGCAGCCAGAGCAGCCAGAGCAGCCAGAGCAGCCAGAGCCAGTCAAGAAAAGCAAAAAGTAAGGTGAGCCATGCTAAAGCTGGAATTGGTGAAAGAGCATTGCCGCCTGGAACCTGATTTCAGTGCGGATGACACCCTAATCGGCGTCTACATCGGTGCGGCGAAAAAGCATGTTGAGATGTATACCCGCCGCACCCTTTACGCCAGCGAATCCGACCCCGGATACGATGCCGACGAAGATCACCTGCTGCTGGATGATGATGTACGCACGGCAATGTTATTACTTGTTGGGCACTGGTATGAAAACAGAGAGGCGAGTGTTGTCGGACAGTCAGTTTCCAAATTGCCAATGGCGGTAGAGTCAATTCTTCAGCCTTATCGGATCTATGGGCTATAGGAGGGGCTATGCAGGCAGGACGATTACGTCACCGGCTTATTATTCAAAACGCTGAAATAGAAGAGCTCCCTTCAGGTCAGCAAAAAGAAATTTGGCTCGACGGTGCAGAGGTATGGGCTGATGTAAGGGGTATCAGCGGCAGAGAGTTAATGTCTTCTGGTGCTGAATTATCTGATGCAACTATCCGTGTGTGGCTTCGGTTTCGGCAAGATATCTTCGCGACATCCCGATTTAAAATTATTATGGGGCCATTTAAAGGGAACATTTTGCAAGTTATCGGCCCGCCAATCCCTGACGCGAAAGCAACTCGATTAGAAGTTTTATGCAAAACGGGGGTGAAGGTATGATCGGTGGAAAGCTGGACTTCTCCGGCCTGCTTGACCTATCAAAAGAACTTGATGTGCTTAGCAAAGCGGAAAGTGGCAATGTTTTACGGCAGGCTACCCGAGCTTCAGCTGCTATTTTCAGGGACGAGGCTCGGCGACTAGCGCCTAAGCGTACCGGAAAGTTGGCGCGGAATATCGTTGTTGTAAGCCAGCGTGGCAGCCAGGGTGAGGCTGTTGCAGGTGTTCATGTTCGAAGTAAGGGCAAAGCCAGTAATCGAAATAACGCCTTCTATTGGCGGTTTGTTGAGCTGGGCACCTCGAATATGGCCCCAATCCCATTTATTCGCCCAGCCTATGACGGCAAGCAGGAAGAAGCCGCGCGAGCCGCTTTCGACAAAGCCAACGCAGCTATCGACAAGGTGCTATCCAAATGACTGAAGCCGATATCAAGCCATTGCTTAAACCGTTGGTTGGTGGTCAGGCATACCCTTATGTTGTCAAACTGACAGCTGCAGGAGAACCGGCGGTGAGTCCACCGTGGATCGTATATTCGCTACCCAACGAGGACTCGGTGGATGTGTTCTGCGGAATGGCAGAAACCGCCGTGACGGTTCAGGTCGATGTCTATGCTGACACCGTGGATGAGGCAACTGCTATCCGTGCATTAGCGCAGGAGGCGGTTAAATCTCTGGAACCGGCAGAAATGCGGGCCTTCAAAGATTACGAACCCACGACAGCCCTTTATCGTGCCTCATTCGAATTCAGGGTGTGGCAATAAACCAGCTTTCCTCTACCAACCGCCTTCCGGGCGGTTTTTTTATGTCTGGAGAATACACATGACCAGTAAGTATGAAAAAACGCAGGGAACGAAAGTTTCCGTCTCGGCTGCTGAACCAAGCTCGGTTGATGATCCAAGCATCGTTTGGCTTGAGGCCCAATGTGCCACCAAAGAAATCAGCTATACCGCCGGGCAGAAAGCCGATATTGACGTTACGACGTTGTGCTCGGAAGAGCAGGAAAACACCAACGGTCTGCCGTCTCCGGGCGAAATGACGATTAACCGGAACTGGGTAGGCGACGAAGAGGCGCAGGAGTCACTGTTGACCGCCTACGAAACCGATGAGCGGCGTGCGATCAAAGTTGTTTTTCCGTCCGGCAATGGCTTTGTCTATCTGGCAGAAGTCCGTCAAAACAGTTGGTCTGCAGCAACATCCGGTGTGGTTTCGGCCTCTTACACGCTGCGGCTCAAGGGTAAACCGAAGCGCATCAAAGCCTCTGACAACGTGCCTGTGACCGGAGTAACGATCACGCCGACAAGTGGCACCCTCGCTGCGGGAGGCACTACAACTTTTGCCGTGAACATTGTGCCTGCTGATGCAACGAATAAGGGCTTTACCCTGAGCTCATCAGTTCCGGCACGCGCAACCGCCTCTGCTACCGGCATGAATGTCACTGTTTCTGCACCAAGCAGCGCTACCGCTGGCGCAGCAAACATTATCGTCAAAACCAGCGATGGCGACTTTACCGCAACGTTTGCGGCGACCGTAACCGTGTAACCGGAGACCAGTAACACATGGCCGTTAAAAAGAAATTTGACCTTAAGGCGCTGGTTTCAGCGCCGCAATCTGGGTTCCGTACCAAAACCGTACCGGTTAAAGAGTGGGACGGGGCAAAAGTTGTACTGCGTGAGCCTTCACCCGAGGGGTGGGGCCGCTGGCGCGAGATTATGACCCCTCCTGAGCCAAAAGAAGGTGAGCAGCCCGTCAAGCTGTCCATTTCAGAGGAAACGCAGAGAAATATCCGCGCTGATTCGGTGATGTTCATTGACGTGTTACTCGATGAAGACCTGCAGCCTGTTTTTGACTTGAGCGAGCTTGATACCGTGGTTGCCTTTTATGGCCCGGTGCATGCCCGCTTGCTTAAGCAGGCTATGGATCTGACCACCTCGCCAGAGGAAGCCGAAAAAAAGTCCGAGAGCCTGACACCCAATTCATGATGAAACTTGCGCTTCGCCTGGGTAGAACCCTGGGGGAACTCAAGCAATCGATCAGCATGAGTGAGCTGCGCCTGTGGGCCGCGTATGACCGGATAAGCCCGATTGGGGATGAGCGCGGCGATTACCTTGCAGCTCAGGTAGTTGCTGCCGTCCATAACGCTCAGCGCGACCCTAAAAGTCAGCCTCTTGACCTCAACAACCTGGTGATTCAGTGGGGCACCAGCGGCGACGGGCCGGAGGAAAATTTGAACGGTCTGGAGTCCTGGCTTGATGAAATGGCTGGATAACCCGCTTGGGCGGGTTTTTTTATGGGTGAAATATGGCTTCTTTGCGCGAACTAATTATCAAAATTTCGGCGAATTCCAGTTCGTTTCAGACTGAAATTTCCCGCGCGTCACGCATGGGGGCCGATTACTACAAAACGATGGAGCAGGGTAACCGTAAAGCCGAATACGCTACCCGACAAAGCCAGCGTGCGCTGGCAGAACTCAATGGACAACTGGCAACCGTCCGTCAAACGGCGCTTGGAATGGCGGGAGTATTTGCGGGGGCTTTTGCCACAGGCAACCTCATTAATTTAGCCGATCAGTGGACGCAGATTAATGCTCGGTTAAAGCTGGCCTCTCAATCGACAGAGGATTTTAAAAACAACCAGGCGGCGCTGATGGATATCAGCCAGCGCACTGGTACGGCTTTTAATGATAACGCCAACCTTTTTGCGCGCTCCGCTGCATCAATGCGTGAATATGGCTATGCGTCTTCAGATGTTTTGAAAGTCACTGAAGCTGTTTCAACCGGCCTGAAACTTTCAGGTGCTGGCGTGGCAGAAACCAACTCAGTAATCACCCAGCTTTCCCAGGCGTTTTCATCGGGCGTTCTGCGTGGCGAGGAGTTTAACGCCGTCAACGAAAACGGCGACCGTGTGATCCGTGCTCTGGCGGCGGGAATGGGTATCGCCCGAAAAGATATGAAGGCGATGGCCGATCAGGGGTTACTGACCTCCGACAAAGTGATACCCGCGTTAATTAGCCAGCTCGGCACTCTGCAGCAAGAGTATGCTTCGATGCCTGGCGTTGTCAGTCGATCAGTGGTGAAAGTTGAAAATGCTTTCATGCAATGGGTGGGCGGTGCGAACGAAACCAGCGGTGTCACGGCAGCGTTATCCAGCACTTTGGATGCTCTGTCAGAAAACATCGACAACGTCGCTATGGCCCTTGGTGCGCTGGTGGCTGTTGGTGTTGCGCGTTATTTCGGTGGGCTGGTCAGCAGCATGGGGACTGCCACCGCCAATATGTTGGCCACCTATCGTGCCGAAGTCGCGGTGGCCGCAGCTCAGGTGGAAGGAGCAAAAACAGCAACTGCTGCTGCGCGAGCCACATTATACCGTGCACAGCAGGCCAAAGCCGCCGCAGTTGGTATCGAACAACAGATCGTGGCAGAGCGGCAATTAGCGATTGCTCAAAACCAATTATCGGCCAGTGTGGGCGCTCGCAGTGCCGCTCAAACCCGACTAAATTCGGTGACGTCACTCGGCGCTCGTCTTGGGGGAAGCCTGCTGAGTGTCGTTGGTGGGATACCCGGCATTGTACTCGGCGTTGGCGCGGCGTGGATGTACGTCAACGAGAAGAACGAGCAGGCCCGCAAGGTGGCGGTCGCTTATGGCGATACCATCGAGCAGGTGAAAAAACAAATGTCCGGCATGTCACTCGCCGGCTTGCAGTCTACTGCTGTTGATGCCAGCAATTCGATCACTGCGCAACGTGCCGAGATTGCCAAGACTGAGGAGCAAATCCGCAAGCTGAAAGACAGCGTGTCGGCACTGACTCAAATGGAAGCGGAGGCTAAGGAAAGCCCGTGGATGAGTCGGATCAATACCCTGATGACGTTGGAAGATATCCAGCAGGCGTTAATTGAGGCCCAGGGGGAACTCAGCCAAAAGAATTATGTACTTGAACAGCAGACCGATAAATTGCGCGCTACTGAAGCTTTGCGAAGCCGGGCGCTGAATGAGTCCATCAGCAAAACGGCGGAACTGGCTGGAGCAGTAGGCTCTCTGGCCGGAATGTATGCTCAGCTCAACCGTGTTACAGGGTTGGCAACCTCTACGGCGTTACCGACATTCGCTGGCATGCAGTTGCCAAAACTGGATACCAAACAACAAGACGCGATGACTCGCGCAATGCGCGAACAGCAACTTGCAGGATTAAAGGGGCTCGATAAGGTGCGCCTATCCGCCACCTTTGAAGCCGATGATCTGAAACTCCCCCCTGGTCGCTACGAGCAGTATATTGCGGCCAAAGTAGGCGCAGAGCAGAAAACGGAAGCGCTCACCGCAGCTACCAAAGCCCAGCAAAAAGCCGAGCAGGATGCTGCCAGCGCTGCGAAGAAATCAGCCACAGTCACGGGTGAATATCAGCAGAAGATCGCGAACCTGAACAAAGAAATTCAGGTAGAGCGAGTGCGCCTGAAAGAGGGGGACGCCGCTGCAGCCTTATTCTCTGCATCACTTGAGACCGGCAGTAAGTGGACTGGTGCGCAGCGCGCCGAACTTGAACGGCTAAATAAAACGTTAACGGAGGCAAAACAACGCTGGGACGACCACAACGCGGCGATCGCATCTGACCCTTACCGGCAGGCGGCACAAACCCGAAAAGAGGCAGAGGCACAGCTTCAGCGCCAGATTGCCGGTAACGAAATCAAAAGTACTGAAGAGTTGGCGCGGCGCAAACAGGAAATCAATACCACCTACCTCAATGCGATAGCGGAGGCCAACCAACGCAATGCGGTGACAGGCAATCAGGAGCTGGCCGGTAACGTTGACCCCCTTCAGAACATTGAAAACCAACTGGCCAAGCGTCAAGCCCTGATAGAGACCTATGCAACCGCCGGTGTAATTTCAGAGCAACGAAAAAACCAACTGATCCTGGCTTCTGAAAATGAAACCAACGAACAGCGGTACCAGGCGGCTATGGCTCTGTATTCCTCCCAAGGCGACATGCAAAAGCTTGCTGTGGATTTGTTCCAGAGTTCGCAGGAGCGCGTTACCAATATGCTTACCGGCATGTTGACCGGTACCCAGACCTTCAAAGAAGGCATGCTCAATCTGTTCTCCACGCTGACGCAATCCATCATCAACAACCTGGTGGATATGGCGGCGCAGGCGCTGATTACCAGCTCCATCATGCAGACTATTACCGGCATTTTTGGTGGGTTTGCAGGTGGCGCTGCAGGTGGGGCGTCAGCCGCCGCCGGAAGCACCGGTGCTATGGGGATGAGCACTAGCTATCTGGCATATGCCAAAGGCGGTGTTGTCGCCTCAAGCGATCTGAGCCAGTTCAGCGGGCAGATTGTCAGCAGTCCTACCATGTTTGCATTTGCAAAGGGGGCGGGACTGATGGGAGAGGCGGGGCCAGAGGCGATCATGCCGCTGACACGTGCGGCAGATGGTTCTTTGGGGGTTCGTGCCATATCGCAAGGTGGAGTTGGTGGCGGAGGCGGTGGCGCACCTCAGGTATACATCAATATCGACAGCAGCGGACAAACGACCCAGACCACAACGCCGGGGTGGGAGCAGTTTGGTAGCGAGATTGGACAGTTTGTCGATCAACGTTACCGCGCACTACGGGACAAGGACTTAGGGCAAAACGGCGTGCTGACTCAACGATTAGGGGGGAGACGATGATATTGGAGGAGTTTGTTTATAGCCCCCGGATAAACCCGACCGGGGATATCACCCAGCGGGTACGCGAGGTGCAATTCGGGGATGGTTACAAACAGCAGTCCGGCGATGGAATCAACGGTGAGCATCAAAGCTGGCCGTTAACGTTTGTCGGCAACTGGCAATACATCGTCGGTATTCGCAATTTCCTGAAGCGTCACGAAGGCTTTCGGGCCTTCAAGTGGCGCAACCCGCTTTTCGAATTGGGGCTGTACACCTGCAATGGCCATCAGGTCACAGCAATGGGGAAAAACTCCCGCGCTGAACCGATGTATCAGCTGGCTGCGACGTTTGAAACTGCAAATCGACCATAGGATTCACCATGAGCATTAACGCAGACCTGCAGCTACTGGCACCGGGGAAAAGAGTGTATCTGTTCCATGTTGACGGAAGTATGTTTGACGGGCCGGAACTGTTTTTTCATAACTATCCAATCCCTTACACGGAAGCTGAATTGGTAGCGACCGACACTGATCCGGCGCAGCTACCGGCAAAATCGATCTGGTGGCAGGGAAAAGAGTACAAGCCGTGGCCAGTCGAAGCTACAGGGTTTGAGGTAACGAGCGACGGGAGCGCACCAACACCAACGTTGAGTGTTGCGAATCTTGACGGAACGATCTCGGCGATGTGCCTGGCGTACCAAAACATGGCGCAAGCCAGAGTCACCCGGCACTTTACTTTTGCGCAATATTTGGATGCGCGAAATTACCCAGACGGCAACCCAGAAGCCGATCCCACAAAAGAAAAACTGGATGTTTACTACATCGAAAATAAGACCAGCGAAGACGACGAGGTAATTCAGTTCCAGTTGTCTTCACCGGCAGACCTACAGGGCATCCAAATCCCCACTCGCCAAATACATAGCCTGTGCACCTGGTGTATTCGAGGGCAGTACAGAGGCCCATCATGTGGCTATACCGGCACAAACTATTTTGATCAGGATGGCAACCCGGTAGACGACCCGTCAAAGGATGTTTGCGGCGGATTACTCAGCGATTGTAAAAAACGCTGGGGCGCGACAGAGCAATTGCCGTTCGGCGGTTTCCCTGGCTCGGCATTGCTAAAGAGGTAATGATGCGTAAACAGATAATCAGCGCTGTACTGGCGCATGCGGCGGCGGAGTATCCACGGGAGTGTTGCGGTTTGGTGGTGCAGAACGGCCGTCGGCAGCGCTATATCCCGTGCCGAAATTTAGCCTCTGAACCTAACGAACAGTTTAGCCTGTCGCCAGAGGATTACGCGGCCGCTGAGGATGACGGCACAATCATTGCGGTTGTTCACAGCCACCCTGATGCGACCACTCAGCCCAGCCAGCTCGATATCGCACAGTGTGACTTGTCACAACTGCCTTGGATCATCGCCAGCTGGCCTGAAGGGGATATCCGGGAGGTAATGCCCACGCAAGGCATCAAGCCGTTGGTGGGCCGACCTTTTGTGCATGGGTTCTGGGACTGCTACGCCATAATCCGGGATTGGTATCAGCTCGAGCGCGCGATTGCATTGCCGAACTTTAAACGCTCGGATGGCTGGTGGGATCGGGGCGAAAACCTCTACATGAAGTTTTACGCCGAGGCGGGTTTCGTTCCGGCGGTGGGCGAGTTGCAGATCGGTGACGTAATCGTTATGCAGGTGCAGGCGCCAGAGCCTAATCACGCAGGCATCTATCTTGGCGACGGGATAATGATCCATCACATGTATGGGCAGCTCAGCACGCGCGTTCCCTACGGTGGGTATTGGGCAGAGCGAACTATCACTATTTTGCGTTACAAAGGCTGATCTGCTGCTATGATATTGTGATATTCAGAAAAGGGATATCACGATGAAAAAAATTGTAATTATAGCAATAGCCTCTTTTATTTTATCTGGGTGTATGACGGATCAGCTTGCTAAGCAAGAGCCTATATTTTCAGGGGAAAGTAATAAAACCCCTCAAAAATACACCCAGTGCCTTGCCCCAAAATGGCAAAACCTAAATCCAACCACAAAAATGATTGAAACTGAGACTGGATATCAACTGTCAGCAGATAATTCATTGGTTGGTGCCGTTTCTCTTGCTAAGGTCAATGAAAGTAGCAATGGAGGGAGTCTGATAAGTATCTATGCGCAGTCACGCGGTATTGGAGACCCTTGGGGTACAGCGGCAAAATCATGTCTTTAAATTCTACCCGCTTCGGCGGGTTTTTTAATGGGTGTATCATGCCAACTTTAATTCCAGAAGTAAAGAATGTCCGTTTATATGGAGTGTTGGGTGCGAAATTCGGCCGTGTACATCGTCTGGCTGTTGATAGCCCTCAAGAGGCAATTAAGGCTTTGTGTACGGTAATCCCTGGGCTGCAAAATTTCCTTTTAGAAAGTAAAGCTCACGGGCTGACCTATGCAGTTTTTGAAGGTCGTCGAAATTTAAATAAGGATGACCTAACGCTTTCGGCGAATGGGAATGATATTCGTATTGCGCCAGTTATTCTTGGTAGTAAAAAAGCAGGTGCTTTTCAAACTATTCTCGGTGCAGTCTTAGTGGTGGTGGGCGTAGTAGTTGGTGTGATGACTAGCTGGACGGGAATTGGTGGCACAATTGGCTATGGGCTGGCAATGTCAGGGGCATCAATGATGCTTGGCGGTGTTGTGCAAATGCTTTCCCCCATGCAAGGTGGTTTGGCATCACGGCAAGACCCGGATAATAAACCTTCCTACGCCTTTGGCGGCCCGGTTAATACTGTTGCCCAGGGTAATCCAGTGCCGATCCTGTATGGGAAGCGCCGCATTGGTGGCGCCATTATTTCCGCAGGCATCTATGCGGAAGACCAGCAATGATCAATTTCTCACGTGAGGTAGTTTTGGGTAAGCAACGTTTAAAAAATACTCAAGGTGTCCAAGAGACCAATCAGCAACATCGTCATTTGGAGCACGGAATACTACAGTCAATTTTGAATAGATTTGCTCATAAATTTCCAGAGGAGTGTGCTCCCAAACAAAACAGTTCTTGGCATATTCAATGGCCTGATAAGGGTTTTTCTCGCCCGCCGAAACCATAGCTTCGAGAAGATATTGGTAGAACATACCCTCAAGCAAGCCAACGTCTTTTCTAAGTGCTAATGGGGCATCTGGACGAAATGAAAAATCTACATATCCGTACATCATGCCATTATCCTCATTCCGCCCATAGACACACCCGAAAGTCATGAAATGTCCATCTTTAGAATTTGTCTTCTCAATGAAATTATAGAGCCAAGGGGCGCCTTCAAGTTCATGTATTTCTGATATGCGTTCTGGAGATTTTATTAAATCGATCCCCCCATTGTTCACATCACCATTTTCACGAATTTCTTTTTTATATGGGAATTTTATAAAGTGGTCATTTTGGTCTAATGATTTCATTGTTGATTATCCTTTAAAAGGGTAAGGATACCTTAGGACTAAAAATTTCCCCACCCTGATATTTAACCAGTAATTATATGTGAAGTTTGTATGGTATAGCCGCATCTGGAGAAAATAATGCACGTCATTGATGGCCGCAAAGGTGGCAGCAGCAGCCCCAGCACTCCGACAGAATCCCCTGACTCGTTGCAATCCACCTCATATGCCAAAATTCTTCTGGCGCTGGGGGAAGGGGAGTTTGGCGGCGATCTCGATGGAACCCGAATTTTCCTCGACGGCACGCCAATTATTTCAGCCGATGGCACCGAAAACTTTCCCGGCGTTCGCTGGGAGTTTAGACCTGGTACACCGCATCAGGATTATATTCCCGGCATGCCGGACGTAGAGAACGAAATTACCGTCAGCACCGAATTGACCAGCGATCGTGATTGGATTCGAGCAGTAACGAATACACAACTTTCAGCCGTACGGCTTCGCTTTTCTTGGGCACAGTTACAGCAACAGCAAGATAACGGCGACGTAGTTGGGTACCGGATCGAGTATGCGATTGACGTTGCCACTGATGGCGGCTCCTATCAAGAGGTGTTGCGCACGGCCGTTGATGGCAAAACGACGACCAAATATGAACGCAGCCACCGTATCGATCTGCCTGCGGCCACAACCGGGTGGCAAGTGCGCGTCCGTCGCTTGACGCCAAACAGCACCAGTAACCGGGTTGCCGATAAAATGGTGGTTGAAGCCATTACCGAGACGATCGACGCCAAGCTGCGTTACCCGGAAACCGCATTGCTGTTTATCCAGTTCGATGCAAAACAGTTCCCCAACATTCCCCAGGTATCCTGCGAGCCAAAAGGGCGCATCGTCAGGGTGCCATCAAATTACAACCCCGAGACGCGGGAATATACCGGCACATGGGACGGCACGTTTAAGACGGCTTGGACGAATAATCCAGCCTGGATAACCTACGACCTGATGATAAATGACCGGTTCTCCATAGGAACACGGGTAAAGGCCGAAAATCTTGCGCTGACAAAATGGGATTTGTACCAGATCGGGCAATATTGCGATCAACTGGTGCCGGACGGCCGCGGTGGTGACGGGAAAGAGCCGCGGTTTCTGTGTGACGTTTATATCCAGTCGCAAGAGGATGCCTGGAACGTTTTGCGTGACATTGCGTCGATTTATCGTGGCTCTACCTTCTGGGCAAATAATGGCATGAATGCACTTGCTGACATGCCTGCCGATGTTAAATACATCTTCACCCGCGCTAACGTTAAAGATGGCAAATTTACCTATGCCAGCGCTAGCGATAAAACGCATTACAGCACTTGCATGGTGAGCTGGAGCGACCCGGCAAACGGCTATCAAGACGCAATAGAGCCCGTTGTGGAACAATCACTGATCCGCCGTTACGGCATCAAACAGGCCGATCTGACGGCGATCGGGTGCATTCGAAAGTCTGAAGGTATCCGCCGTGGTAAATGGTTGCTTCATACCAACGATAAAGATCGCATGGTGTCCTTTACTGTTGGCCTTGATGGCAAAGTACCGTTACCTGGCTGGATCATCGCGGTTGCCGATGAAAAGCTGGCAGGGCGTCCGCTCGGTGGCCGTATCAGTTCCGTCGATGGCCGCAACATCACGCTTGACCGTGTTTCCTCGGCTGTGGTTGGTGAGCGTTTAATTTTGAACCTTCCAAGCGGTAAGGCGGAAGGGCGAACCATTGCGGCCGTTGCCGGTAAAATCATTACGGTCACCACTGCATACACTGAGCAGCCGGTCGCCGAGGCTGTGTGGGCAATAGACGCATCAGACCTGGCGCTGCAGCAGTACCGCGTGACAGGTATCAAGGAAGGCGATGACGGGGTATCGTTCGATATTACTGCCGTCGAGCATGACCCGAATAAGTACGCCAAAATTGATACAGGAGCGCGGATTGAAGACCCGCCAATTAGCGTTATCCCGCCGGGTGTACAGCCGCCGCCGACCAATGTTCAAATCGGCGAGTCCTCAGCAGTTATTCAAGGCCTGGCCGTGGCCACGCTGCGAGTTACATGGGATCGGGCGGAAAGCGCGATCGCCTATGAGGCAGAATGGCGTCGGGACAACGGTAACTGGATACCAGCACCGCGAACATCAACTCTGGGGTTTGAGGTTTCTGGTATTTATGCCGGACGATATCAGGCTCGCGTACGCGCTATAAATCCTTCTGAGATTTCCAGTGTTTGGGCCAATGCGCCAGAAATGGTGCTTACTGGTAAACAAGGAGAGCCGCCAGCGCTGGCCAGCTTCACGACGATAGGCCAGGTGTTCGGAATTGTGTTGAACTGGGAGTTTCCTCTCGGGGCAGAGGACACGCAGCGGACTGAAATCTGGTACAGCCAGAACGCCGACGGCAGCAATAAAATGCACCTGGGCGACTATGCCTACCCACAGCGCAGCCACACGATGACGGGGCTGGCGGCAGGCGTGAATTTCTGGTTCCAGGCACGCCTGGTGGATAAGCTCGGGAATACCGGCCCGTGGACGAGCTGGGTGCAGGGAACATCGAGCGAAGACGCCAGCGAGGTTCTGGACTACCTGAAAGGGAAGATCACCGAGACTGAGTTGGGGCAGGAGCTGCTGGGGCCAGTAGAAGATGCCGGAAAGTTAAAGGATATGTGGTCAGTGAAGGTCGGGAAGACCGTTGATGGGAAGCTTTACACAGCCGGGATCGGCGTCGGCGTCGAGAACACTCCGGAGGGGATGCAAAGCCAGGTGCTGATTTTGGCTGACCGTTTCGCCGTGCTGAACACTGCTGATGGTCAAGGATCAGCGGTATCTGCGCCGTTCGCTATTGAAGGTGGCCAGGTCTTCATGAATAGCGCATTTATTAAGGATGCGGCTATCGATAGTGCAAAGATCGCCCAGCAAATACAGTCATCAAACTACATCGATGGTCAGCGTGGATGGGCAATTGATAAAAGTGGTGCCGCTCAATTTCATCAGGTAACTGTACGCGGTGTTGTTTATGCAGATGCCGGTAATTTTAATAACGGTACAATAGGAAACTGCCATATTCTTGATACTTGCGTTATTGACGGAAAATTGTCAGCCGCAAATATTGAGGGCAATCTTGTTCAGGGAAATACGTTCAGTTTCACACTTGCAAATACTAACAGTCAGCGAATAGTTCGCTATGAAGGTAATGCGTTAATGCCGATGCGAATTTATGGCTATGTTATGGCTGTAATGAGTCGCCAGCAGAAAACAAAAATTTACTTCAATGGAAATCAAGGCTCTGCCGTTGATGGGTTATATATCGCAAGGAAAGGAGATTCTGCAAGTAGCTATTCATATACAACAATGTTCAACTTTTCCCGCGACGTAGCTAAAGGTGAAGGACTTGATATTAACGTACATGCTGGGGCGTTAGATCAGGGAGCAGGAGAGTCCACGCAATATACGGTCATGATTTGGGCCACGCCGCAAAACAGTGGCTTCTCGGTTGAATACCCATAACTGAAATAACAACCCGCCTCGGCGGGTTTTTTATTGGAGATAAAAGAGAATATGGCTGTTTTAATCAGCGGTAAACTCATTGGCCCCAATGGCGACCCACGCCCAAATGTAACGATTATGCTGGTGGCGGTAAAAACCTCATCGGCGGTTGTTAAACAGGCACCGTCTATTTCGACAACCGCAGCAGATGGTAGCTACTCTTTATCCGTAGAGGTTGGCACCCATAACGTAATGATTGAGGCGCATGGTCGGCCATTTGAAAAAGCGGGACAAATTACTGTTTATAACGATTCTAATCCGGGAACTTTGAATGATTTTTTGAATGCACCAGGACAAGATGAATTGACACCAGCTATCGTTGCAATGGTGGACGATATGCGAGTTGAAGCGGTGGGCGCAGCCGCGTCAGCAAAGGTTTATGCGGAGGAAGCAAAAGCGAGCTCCGAAATAGCAAAATCAGGTGCTGATGCTTACCCTGATGCAGCTGCGGCTCAAGCTGCAATTGACGCAGGCACAGAAACTCGGCGTTATTTTTCTGTTCGCTCAACAATTTCAACGCAGTGGGTTGATGAATATGAGAACGTCAACGGTGTAGCGACGCCAACCGGCCGCTATCTGAGCAATGGGAAATACGTTGATGAGATTGCCGCATCGGTTATTTCGCTGCTGGCGAGTCTTATGGAGACGAATAAGAGAACTGCCGCCCTGAGACAATATCAATCAGAGCAGTGGCAGTGGACAGTAGAAAGTGCGCTCGGCCCTTCTCAGACGGCAATGGCATTAGATAATGATTTTGGTCTATGGCTTGCCGGTTTAAAGTCATCCATCCAGGATTACGTTGAGCAGTTAATTCCGAAAAACATTGCAAATCGTTATCAAAATATGCAGTTCGTCCTCGTTGCCAAAAACGGGGTTGATGGCCTATTAACAATTAACGATAACGGCGATGTAAGAATGGTCGGTATGGATGACGTTCTGCAAGACAGATTAGAATCCATATGCTCGACAAATTTCTCTCGTCGGATTGTCGGCTTCCAGTATGTGATTTTTGCGAAAGACCTCAAGTCAGCGCTGTTTGCAATTGACGATGACGGTGGAGTCCATATCCCTGGCATTGATGGCCCGCTACAAGACAACCTCGGTGAGTCTCTTGCATCAATCAAGACTGTCGGCGGCGTTCCTGCAGCGGCGTGGCGCGGAGATGTGGTTTGGTCTGAGCGTCCGGTATTAACTGCGCAAAAGCTGTCAGCATCAGGATTCGTATTCAGTTACATGCCAGGTGGCGAGGCAACCGCGGGGGCTGGGGTGATGTATGTCCCATCAATACGAGAAATGCCCGTTGATGCTGAAGAAATTCAAGGTGGCGGTTCTAGTGGCCAATCATTAAACCTCGAGTCTGATTTCGCGGGTTCAAATATCGTGAATAAAGACCCAGCATACCGAGGGCGGTTACTGGCCGGATATAATGGGCGTCCTGAAGGGAGAAATATTACGCCAGTAAATGAGAGCGATGTTTCAACGTTGAACGATATGAGTTATCCGTCATATCGTCAGGGAAACATCCTGCCGCTGTATACTGTTCTTATGCAAATGGGGGTTGGGAATGTTGTATTTATCCATTCAGCATTTGCCGCCGGTGGCCGCTCGTTTATACAAATTAGCAGAGGAACGGTGCCTTACGAAAATGGACTGAAGTTTGTTCGGATGGCAAAGAGTGCAGCGGATGGTGTTGGTAAGAAATATATATTTAAGTTTCTGTCTCATGAGCATGGCGAAACTGATTCCGATAATGGTGATTGCCTTAATCCTGGGGATTATCTCGCAAAAGAAAATGTTTATTTCTCCGGCATTCAAATCGACTTCAAAGACATTACCGGCCAACCAGATGATTTCCTGATTGTTATCGGCCAGGTCGGAAGCCGCATTGACACAAAGACCGGCGCAGTTGATGAGGAGGGCAACCCTACGGGCGAAAGCGTCGTTGTCCAGCCGTATTCTGTGCCTGCCGTTGATCAGCTTGCCTATGTGCGTCAGAACCCAGCCACGGCGATTATGTACGGCCCTAAATACATGCTGAACTGGCTCTATAACGACAACTCGCTCAGTCATCTGAATGCAAAAGGAAAAGTGCTTCAGGGGGAATATACAGCCCAGGCGGTTCACTGGCATCTGTACAACGCAGAGAAAAAAGGCACATGGACGGGGTTGAAAGTAAAAAGCCTTACCGTCTCTGGAAGCATTGCCGATCTGCTTTGTGATGTGCCTTACGCGCCGATCGTCATTGATACGACGTTCATCGCAGACTGTTTGAATCAGGGTATTAGCCTTGAGAAAAACTCGGCATCGATTCAAAGCGTCACGATCGTTGACGGTAACATTATTCGTGTTGAGTTTGATAAAACCCCCGCATCAGACGACTACATGCTGATCGGCTTTACTAACACCGCGCTAAGTTCAAGCGGCCACGTTTATCCGCTTACATGCTTCCGTGATTCGTCGCCGGTTAAATCCCGATGGATCACGCGAAATAATGCCCAATTCCCACTATACAACTGGCTGTGCCTTGATCGCCTGCCAATGACCGGAGAATTTTAAATGGTAGCAGTAAACCAAACTGGGAAAGCCTACTACGGCTTTCGCTCAGCGTTAGATCTATCAGCGTCTATTCTCGACCCGCAGGCTCTTTTTGCTGCATATAAGGCGCGTGTGGTTGCAGATGGCGGAACTATCCCAGATGAAGCTGGTTGCCTGGCCCGGTTTTCATTTCTGCTGAATAACGGCATGTATGAGAAAACCACGTTCTGCGCTGCGCCTGCATTTGGATTGAAAGTTGACGGCGCTGGAAATGTCCAAACAGTTTATAACCTGCTCGGCGATGCTGGCGATTTAATCGCAGGCTCGCAAGGTACGCCGCCGCTGCCTATGACTTACGACGCTACATCTCGCGCGGTTATAATTCAGATTACATCAGGTGGTGGGTGGTATCTCAAAAGCCGCGCGAGCCTTGTCATTCATAAAAGTTCGACTTATCTGCTCGCTGGCCGCATGAGCGATCTAAATCGCGCTGACAACAACGGCATTACTGCAGGATACAATCTGACAGGTTTGCCGATGGCATATCTTCGTACAATGATTACGAATGGCCAAAAAGAGACGGAAGCCTGGCGGTATGGTACGCGAGATAGCGGATGGCCTGCGGGTAGTGGTGGCGCGCTCAATGCCGCAACCAATATCTATGCTGACTACGTGCCATCTGCGGGCCTGTTCAAAGTGGCTCAAGGGGTTATTGAGGGTTACGAGAAAGGGAAGTTGCTTGTGACCTCCGCACCTGCGGCAACTGGAAAACTGGCCGACTTGAGCAGTTACACTTCACCGATGTTGATCGGTGGCACGCAGTTGGCGAACAACATCGTCAGTGCGTGCTACGGGGCATTCCAGGACATGCTCTGTCTTCACACTGCCGACGAATCCGATGCGATTCTTGCTTCACGTCTAGGGATGTGATGCGCAGCCCGGAGGGAACCCGGCTATTTATACAGCGAGGCAAAGTCGAATGCGAGCGCCGCATCAACGGCTTTGCCCTCTGTTTCAAACGGTACCTCTGACACGAGCGGCCAGCGCCCCTTGTGCCACACATATAGCCAGTGCTGCTGCTCCTCGTCTTCACGTATCGCGAACATCGGAGGGCTATTTTGCTGCGGCTCTGGGTATCTGTCGTTCTCGTTGAGAACGAAAATCTGCCGCCCGGCAAGGGTAATGCTACCCAT